CGCCAGAGCTGCACAGCGCGACGAAATCAAGCGGCGCAGTCTCGAAGCGTGGAAAACCCAAATGAAAGAGAGGCTGAAATAATGGCTCTGAAAGCCCTGCTGCTTCGAAAGAAGCTGGACGCGAAGAAGAAGGATCTTGAAGCCCTTCGCGCTAAGGAAGCGGAGTTTGCGACCCGCGAGGCCGAGCTGACCTCCGCTATTGACGAGACGGAAAGCGACGAACAGCGCTCCGCAGTCGAGGAACTGATTTCTCAGTTTGAGGCCGATAAAGCGGAGCATTCCAACGCCGTTTCCGCGCTGGAAAATGAAGTAGGCGAGATTGAAGCTGAACTCGCCGACGAAGAAAAGAACCAGAATACGGAACCGGCTCCGGCTCCCGTAAAAGAACCCGAAGAAAGAAAGGATGTTGTTTCCATGTCCACCCGCAACAAGATTTTCTCCCGTATGTCCATGCAGGAGCGCGACGCGTTCTTTGCCCGCGAAGATGTCAAGGGCTACCTGTCCGAAGTGCGCACCTCCATCATGGAGAAGCGTGCCCTGACCAACGTTGGTCTCCTGATCCCGTCCGTTTTCCTCGGCGTCCTGCGTGAGAACATCACGGAATATTCCAAGCTCTACAAGCACGTGAACGTGCGTCAGATCAGCGGCGAGGGTCGTATGGTCATCATGGGCACTGTGCCGGAGGCAATCTGGACCGAGTGCTGCGCGAACCTGAACGAGCTGACCCTCGGCTTTAACGACATGGAGACCGATTGCTACAAGGTCGGCGGCTATTTCGCCGTCTGCAACGCCAACATCAACGATGCGGACATTGACCTCGCGTCCGAACTGCTGACCGCGCTCGGTCAGGCTATCGGCCTCGCGCTTGACAAGGCTATCCTGTACGGACGCAATACTTCCGCGAATGCGAAGATGCCGCTGGGCATTGTTTCCAGACTGGCGCAGACCGAGCAGCCCTCCGGCTATCCGGCTACCGCGCGTCCGTGGGCTGATCTCCATACGACCAACATCATCACGATCCCCGCGGCGACAAAAGGCGCTGACCTGATCGCGGCGATTGTGACCGCTTCCGGCGCGGCAAAGGGCAAGTATGCCCGTGGCGAGAAGGTCTGGGTCATGAATGAGACCACTTATACCGCGCTCATGGCGGCAACCGTCTCCGTTGATGCTAACGGTCGCATCGTGTCCGGCATGGCTGGCAATATGCCCGTTGTCGGCGGCATTATCGAGGTACTGTCGTTCATCCCCGATAACGTCATCATCGGCGGCTACTTCGACCTGTATGTTCTGGCTGAGCGCGGCGGCTCCCGTTTCGCCTCTTCCGAGCACGTCCGCTTCCTTCAGGATCAGACCGTGTTCAAGGGCACGGCGCGTTATGACGGCGCTCCGGCTATCGCAGACGCCAAACGCGACCATGACATTTGCGGCTGATTCCGCAAACTGACCGAGGAAGTAGAACCTGATGCCGACACTCTCAACACCTTGCATACGATGACGAAGAAGCAGCTGCTTTCTTTCGCGTCAAGCAACGGCGTTGAGGGTGTTTCTACTTCCATGAAAAAGGCTGATATACTAACGGCGATAGAGGAGGCGATTTGATGGAAAACCTGCTGAGTATGCTAAAAGTGGATCTCGGCATCATGACAGCGACCGCTTATGATGATCGGCTGCTCCAGATGATCAGCGCCTCGATTGCCGCGATCAAGGCGGAGGGCGCGACCACGCTTGACGCGGACAACCTGAACGACGCACAGCTTATCATCATGTATGCGGCGTGGCTGTGGCGAAAGCGCGATTCAGGGGAAGGCATGGGGCGTATGCTCCGCTGGGCGCTCAATAATCGCGTGCTGGCGGAAAAGGCGGCGAGCGTATGAACGATGTGCTGTTTCTTGTGACGCATGGGCGCGTGCGGGATTCGAACGGCGTTTGGCGCGATTACGGCGAAACGCTGCGGCAAGTACTTTGTGAAGTCAACTCCGTATCACGCGCGGAATTTTTCGACGGCGGACAGACCGCGCACAAGCCCGAATGGCAATTTACCGTATTCCATGCCGAATATCATGGCGAGGATGAATGCGAATATAACGGCGTGCGCTATTCGATTTATCGCACATATCGGAGCCATGATATGGATTATATGGAATTGTATGCGGAGCGAAAGGCGGGCGTGTGACATGGCGCGACGGATGGAAGAGAATGTCGAAGCCCTTGACCAACTCAACGCGGCGATCAACCGCATATTGAAGCGCTACGCGGATGACCTCGGTGACGAGATAGATAAGATAGCTACCAGCATGGGCAGAGAGGGCGCAAAAGCTATCAATGCAAAGGCCATGGAGACATTTCCCGTCAAAGGCCGCGAGCCGTCGGAAAAACGCGAATATGAGAAATCGTGGACTTATCAGAAAGAGACGACGCGCTTTGAAACGGTCGTGACCATCTATTCCAAGAAACCGTCACTTGCGCATCTGCTGGAAAAGGGCCACGTCTCCCGGAACGGGACAAAGCGCACATTCGGACGCGTTGACGGTTATCCGCACATTGCGCCGGTCGCCGAAGAACTTGAACGCCGTTTTGAGCAGGAGGTGATTGCCAAGATATGACACTTGCGGAAATCGCCGAAATGATAGACGGAATCGGCTTGCCGAATGCCTATTATCAGTTTGACGAGGGCAAAGTAAAAGCGCCTCCGTTCATTTGCTTCTTTTATCCAAACGACGATGACTTAATGGCAGACGATATCAATTATGTGCGGATAAACGCCCTCGTGATTGAATTGTACACCGACAACAAAGATTTTGAGTTGGAAACTCGTGTTGAATCTGCATTGATTCAGAACGGGCTTCCTTTTTCGAAATCTGAGGACTACATTAACTCGGAACACATGTTCCAAATAACTTATAACACGGAGGTTGTTATAAATGGCTAATAAGATTAAGTATGGCCTGAAAAATGTTTATTATGCCGTTGCAACTATTGCCGATGACGGCTCCGCGACCTACGAGACCCCTGTGAAATTTCCGGGCGCTGTCTCTCTGAGCCTTGATCCGCAGGGCGAGACCTCGCCTTTCTACGCGGACAACATCATCTACTATACGGGCGTGTCGAATAGCGGCTACGAGGGTGACCTCGAAATGGCTCGCGTGATTGATTCTTTCAAAACCGATTGCCTCGGCTATAAGACCGGCGGCAACGGCATCATGTACGAATCCGCCAACGCCGAACCTGTCCATTTCGCTCTGCTGTTCCAGTTCGAAGGCGACGTCAAGGCGACGCGCCATGTCATGTACAATTGCGTTGCGACACGTCCGAGCGCCAGCGGCAGCACGAAGAACGAGAACGTCGAGCCTGAAACGGAATCCGTCACAATCACCGCGACCTCTATCTATGTCTCCGCGCTGAATGATGATATTGTGAAGGCGGAGACGAACGAAAGCACGACCGCGACCGTGTATGACGCATGGTTTACGGCAGTGACCATTCCTACGGTCTAAATGAGATAAACGCGGAAGGGGGCGTTTGAATGTATAGAGAGATTCAGATTGGCGAGCAGAAGGTTCCGTTTCTCTGCATGGCATCCTCGAACATCTATTACAAAAGGGTGTTTCACTCTGACCCATTCAAGGACCAGAGTGCCGATGATGTCGGCGAGAAAATCAACTTTGTTCTCCGGATGGGCTATATCATGGCAGAGTTCGCCAAAGCAAATGATAACGGCGGCTCTGCCTATATGGCGCACCTGAACGAGGATGGATTTGTTGAATGGCTGGGCAATTTCGACAATGGCGCTCTGCTCGATGCGGCAGACGAGATTGTTGAAGTGTACAACGGTCAAGCTGCGCCGTCCTCGAAGGAAAAAAAAGATCTCGCCTGACCGACAGGCCGTTCAATGTCGCCGTATTCGTCTCCAGCGCGTTGAGGGTTGGGCTAACCGTTCCCGACCTTGACGCGCTGGAGGCTGGCGAAATTCTCGACATTATGATTGAACGTGCGAACGATGATTGTGAATATCGTCAGCTTGCCACGCAGGACGATTTCGACAAATTCTAAACGGAGGTGAAATGCCGTGGCATCTTCGGCGCGGCGCATCGCCGGAATCACGATCCGAATCGGCGCGGACACGACCAAACTTACCTCCGCGCTGAGTGGCGTTGACAGGCAGCTTAAAAAGACGAAATCCTCCCTAACGGATATTAATTCGCTTTTGAAGCTGAATCCGACCAACACCACACTTTTAACCCAGAAACAAAAGGCGCTTGCTACTGCGGTTTCCGCTACAAAAGAGCGTCTAAAAGAGCTAAAGAACGCGCAAAAGAATGTCACAAAAGGAACCGCCGATTACGACAGGCTCCAGCGCGAAATTATTGAGACACAGACCGATCTAAAGCGCCTGACTGCGGAATATAAGGCGTTCGGCAATGTTGCCAGTCAAAAATTAAAGGCTGTCGGCGCTCAGATTAAGGACATGGGCAGCAAAATTACAAGCGTTGGAACATCGCTGACCATGAAGTTAACCCTCCCCATTGTTGCCGCATTCACCTATGCCGGAAAGAGCGCTTCCGACTATGAGGAAAACCTT